GGAACTTGGACATGAGTCCAGCGACTTCAGTGGCGCTTCAGATGGAACACCTGAGAGGTTAGTACAGGGAGTGCTTGAACCCGTTTTGACGGTTCTACCGATTTGGATGGCGAAAATGGCACGTGTGTCGAATGGTCGGCACATCATTGAGTATCCCGAAAAGTATGAAGGTAAGGTCTTCCGACCTCTACTGGATGATGTCGAGCAAAACCGTGGGACCCTTATGGGGAGGATCACATCCTTCCCGGTCCTTTGTCTCATGGTACTCGCAGCTCACGTATGGAATTTGAGGGAGTGCGGTGACAACCGCCCCTTTTGGGACCTCGTTCACGGGGTTCTCATCAACGGCGACGATCGGTATACAGTTAGTCGTCGGAGTACATACGAGAGCTTTTGGAAACATTGTGAGCGATTGCAGTTTTCGGAGAGTGTGGGCAAGTCCTACTTCGATTATGAATACGCAAACATCAACTCGCAGAGCTACATCCTGAAACTTTCATCACCAAGCCTTGAATGCTGGAAGATCCCGGTATTCCCCCTTGGTCTCTTTGCCGGTCGTAAGAAGATCAAAGGCGAGGATTTCAACCCTGAGCAAGTCTTGAACGATGTTCTTGGCGGGTGTTTGGGGCCGAAGATGGAGAGACAGGTATGCTGTGACTTCCTGAGACGCTGGAAGAAGGAGATTGATCGCAATTTGTGCGGTCGGAATCTCTTTCTTCCCTATGCTCTCGGAGGTGCGGGGCAGCGCCCCCCGAGGTTGGGATTTGGGTCGGGTGGAGGACTTTGGAAAGTTCGCCTGACTATGGAACAACAGGTCGTCGCTTCTGCCCTTTTTGAGGAAGGGGCATGCGATGAGTTTCCTCCCAGACGTCCATACGTCGATGATTTGGCTCCCGCCGCCCGTCCTGCCTGGGATGTGGAGGGCAATCTCACATTCTGGGAAATGATCAGGCAGCTCCAGCAAGGGGTTGACTGTGATCCGGAATTTGATTTTTGGGAGTACTATCAAAGGCGAGGCGTACATCTTACGATGCAGAATCTCATCAGTAGGAAGAGGTTGTCACGGATGATCGTGACACGTACGTCTCGGACGCCCACGTTTGGTACATGGATCTGCCCATGCTGCGAAGAACCTGGAAACAGGGGTCTCGCACGCTGCAGTATCTGTACCCTGGAGTTGGGGGTTGTGGCCCAGCCAACTTATGAGTTGAGTGCTGATTTACCACTCCATTCCCTCTCTGATGCGTTGGAGCGTCGAATTTCGCGTAGTCATATGAGCCGTGACATTGGTTACTATGTCTTTCTTGAAAAGTCTAAGAGACTCCCCGACGTGGTCGTGGATGATAGCGATGAATTGAGGACGTGGGCCTGGATGCGGGCGTCGCGAATCCTCGGTGCGATAATACCATCGCACCCAGACCCTGACTAGGTGGTCAGGTTTGCCCTGCAATGGGCTCCAGGTGGGAAGCGTATTCAACAGTCCATCCACACTTCGGTGGGTTGGTGGAACTGATATTGGAGAGTAACTGCCCGTCCGAAAAGACAGTAAACTAACCGGGCGCGGTAGAGACGCAGACCACCCCATATCCTGTGTATGGTTGTGTTCCGATCAGAAGGGACACGATTCACGGGCTCAAGGGGATTCGTAGGGGAGCAGTCCCAATACAACTGCCTAGGCTGGTGAGTGATATTAACACACCGTAAGAAGTTTGAAAGAACCTAGTAGGGCACCGTCCCGATACAAACGGAAGTGGGTCTCCCTCGGGGCATGTGATGCTCAGCCCAAAACGCTCAGGAGGCTGTCTGACCAACAGACCGAAGTTGCGTACCAAGTGTGCAATCAGCCGTATCGTCCAGGCACAGGACCACATTAGCTGACCAAGACACGTAGCGTCTACAGACTGCACGGGTTTGATACCATTACGAGGGCGATGAACAGTCGCTGGTTTCTCGTCCAGGTCACCACGTCAAAACGAGTGATTATGGAAAACGAGAGAGAGAGAATGCTTCGAGAGGAACTGAAAAAGATTCAGACTCGAAGCCAAGAGGCGACAGCCTCTTACGACTGATACGGTCGTTGCAACGCTTGCAGTCTTCAGGGCCGCCTGCCGTAGGTGCGAGATCACCTTCCGCGGAGAGGTCCGAAGTTGCCCGGTGTGTGGAGAAGTACCTAGGGACTTCCGAGGAGTCATCCTCATTGGAGACGAAAGGCTCGACGTCACTGTCACTCCGGTGCGGCGATGATCAGATCTTCATTACCACTCAGCCTGGTGTTGTTCGGTGCTCGCACTGTTCAACTTGCATGCCTGCCACTGTCTGGTCTGATCATCAGCGGGAGGAGGGTCATAGTCGGTGTGAGCCGGTTTATATCCTTCGTCCTCAACGACGCTGATCAGTCGTTTCTATAGGCTGCCTACAATTGTAAAGTAGGCGTAAGTTAGACACCGGCGCTCCGGTTATAATCCTATTGGTGATCTTCACACCACTCGAGAAGCCCCAGGGCTCCACGACAAAAGTCATGAAGAAGAACAAACAAACAGTTTTGCAGGAAGCTGCCAGAATTGCTCGGGAAGAGAAACGCCGTTTGAAAAAGGATGAGAAGACTTCTCACCAGTTAGAGATGGCCCGGGTGGCTCGTCAAGCCCAGGTGAACATCAAGAAGTCGTCGAAGGTGACCCCATCAGCCCGGCGCGATAAACCCTTGGAGAAGGTGATTGCCAAGTCCGTGCTGTTGAATCCAAGCTCGGACCTGGCAAAGTGGGCCCGTATGTTGAGCCGTCCCTTTGATTTCGAGGGTTATTTTTGTCCCATCAACTACAACCCGGTGCCGTCGTTCATCCAGTCGACGGCCCGAACCACCTCCACCAACCTCAACTTTACAGTTGGGACGGCGTCCGGGGTCCAGATGGTCCTCTTTCCTGGACATGGTCAGATTGCGGACTCCGTGGGCTCCGTCATGCAGGGAGCTGCTGCAATGGATGGTGTCGCGTACCATGGGATGGATCAAGTGATTGGCAATGCGGTAGCCCCTGCCAGTCATTACGTCCCGGGACCTATGAATAAGACGGACAACATCTCAACAAAGGTTGCTGTCGCGGGTTTCGTCACAACCACAGCACTTAACGTGACTGCCGCGGCATCAAACACAGCCTCTTCGAGTGCCCTGACCTGGGACGTCAGCCTGCCCTATGTTTCCGTGACCAACGGGACAAACGTCGCCGGCCACCATTCTCGCTGGCAGTTGACAGCCATGGG